CATCGGAGTAATAACCGACTGCGGCATAAACGCAGTAAGGCTACCTGATCCCTGATAGTCATCCTGAGCCGAAATACTTGCACTGATAATAGCATGTGAGATGGTCTCATCTGCTTCCGGTGTAACAATCTTCTTTATTGTGTAAAGAGCATCGTCATTGTAAATCGGGCGGATATTTGTCTCCGGAATCTTATCATCTGAAGATGAAAGACGTCCATCACCGAAAAGAACAGCGCGAGCGATTTCCTCATTGAGCATCATTCTCATCTCAGTCTTGATCCATGCTACAACATCGAAATCTGTGATGTCAACGATATCGTCGCGATCCAGTTTCTGTTTCTTGTAGATGGTGGTCGGAGTAGTTGTTCTCTTAAGCAAAGAGAATACCTCGTCTTTCTTACGGTTACCCTTCATGTAACCCTTAGCTCTTGCCTCATCTTCCGTAATATCCGCAAAGATAGACTTGATGCGGCTGAACGGAGAATGAGATACTCCATTAATCGTGACATCTACCCAATCAGACGGTTTACGGCTGATAAAATCCGGTGTGTTCTGAAGTGTCTTAGCATCCGGAAACAGATACTCGATATCCTTAATTCCATACTCATCGGCATGTGCAAGGAAACTCTCCTTGAGACTGCCGTATCTCTTGCCATCTTCAATAATGGTCTTCATTGCATCGTGAGCCAGAACACCGCCCTGCTGCTCATCCTGCTGGTCGAATACATTGTGTTTCATGTCTTCTCCTCCTTCTTCATTGTCATCTGACTCTTCTTTTTTAGAATCTTCCAAAGCAGCGGCAACCATGATATACATAGCCTTCTTCTGCTCTTCATTCATTGTTTTAATAACATCTTCGACGGTCTTATTTTCTGACTCGTCTTTGGTATCCTCTTTTTTGTCTTCTGTACTACTTTCTTCAGCATGAGAAAGTTCATTAGAAGATTCCTCTACTTTTTCTTCTGATTCATCGCTGTGAGCGAGTTCGATGGTATTATCGTTATTATAAATAATAGCCGACACTCCATCTTCTTCACTATGAGCCATTACATTTTCAATATAAGCTCCAGGATTTGCTCCGGCAAGAACCAAACTTACCTCACGGATAACCCCATGTAATACATCATGCCCAACTTCTTTCAACCCATTTGCATAGATTGATAAAGCTGTAACATCGCCATGCTTAATTATTTTCTTAGCATTGCGTCCCGCATCAGTGTCATTAAGCGAACAATATGCGTATACTCCATCGTCTCGGTTTTCTAACATAGCATGACCGAGAACATTGAATGCGTCGTTGTGGTCATGGTTCCATACTAACGGAACAATTTCTCCGTCGCAATGTTTGAACGCATCTCTACGAATTGTTCTACCATCAGCACAACGAATGTCATTTCGAGTGGCCCATCCACTAAAATCGAAATTCTCATTCATTTTGAATTTCCTCCTCGTCTTCTTTTTTCTGCCCATTAATATACTGTGCTTCAACGTCACTCGATTGATTCAAGTTAGCATTGACTAGCGTATCAGCCTTTGGATCATCTACTGGTTTCATACCTATGATCTGTCTAATCTCATTCGAAGTCGCAATCTCGTTCCTTGTGAACTTGTCTGCCAGCTCTGCTATCTCAGAGGCAGGAACTAACTTAAACGGATCTGAGAAGAAGATGATCGATTGCTTTTGGGTACGAGCGGTAGGTGTTAGAAACTTACGTTTCATTTCATCGACGATAGCTGATATAATCGGTTCGATAGTTCGATTGTTATAGTTGAGCATTGCCTTCTCGTCTGCTGTGCCATTCATGATCTCCTGAGTGATTCCTAACTGGCTGTATAGCATACTCGTTAAATATTCAATCTGAGACATAAGATGGTTGTCAACAGAACGATTCAATTGTGTTATGTGCTCGGTGGCATCAGCATATGCGATACCATACTTTGAGCCAGATAACTGCTCTTCTATAGCAGCACGTCGTTTCTCCGCTTCTTGTCGGCGAGCTTCTGATTTGATAGTGTATGGAAGCTGAATAATAAGATCTAGTTTACCAGCTCCTGATTGCTCGTCGATATCATCTAAAAGATTTAATTTTCTGATCAAACGTTGTAGAGTTGAATTTGATTCGTTCATCACAGCATATAGTGGGTTTTCCACAATAGCGACAATAGCCTTTGGAAGTATTAAATCTTCTTTATGACCTTTTTTGTCATTATATAGACGAACCCTAACCTGATCCGGAAACCACTCTAAAATTTGAGCAGTTCGCATAGTTTGGATATCGTATGATCCAGTAACTTCAGGATCAGTTGTGGTGTCAACAGGAACAATTGCTACTACTCCCTCATCCAACATTGAGAGAACTACATCCTGTATAAAAGCTCTACTTGTTTGATCTTTATTGGCCTCTAATGTTAAACAATTATTTAAACCGGAATCGATCATATCATCGAAACGACCTTTATCATCGAGTCGAACATGCTGAATATCCAGCCCTGCTACATCAAGAGATATACGATTGTATACTGATGTAACTATAGATCGTTCATTACCTCGTGTTAATCGTTTTCGATCTGGTCTATAATTGTATCCAGGACCATTAGCCCAATTGGCTGTCGGCGATCTGTTTAAAAATGCATTCCAGGCATGTTTCAGTCTGGTCCCTACTGTAATACTCATTTTGGTCTCCTATTCAAAAGCATCTTTATGTACTTTATATGCTACAAATGCATCCATTAATGCTGCTACAGCATCAATCTTCTGATCTGATCGTTTCTTAAGAAGCTTACGATTTCCATTAGTATCTTCGAGAGTTATACAATTACCCATTGTAAAACTCATAAGTTCTTCATCGAAGATAATCATTCTTTCTTCTGCTAACTTCTTTATTTCTCCTAATGGAACAGACTCAGTACGAGAACCCTGTATGACTTTCTCTATACCAAATAATCCCCATTCCGTTTCCCATCGAGCTACAAACTCTTTTGCATTGTATGGGTCAAATCCAAAGCACCGTACATCATATTCAGTTTTCTGAATGTGATCATCGAGATCATCATAAACTTCCATCATATCCAGGATAGTTCCTTCCATAACTACAAGACTACCCTCATTTATAAACTCTTCATACTTTGTTCGAAGAGCTCCAGGAAGTTTATCTAATGTTAATCTCGAAATATAGTTACGAGTCTTAACTCCAAAATATCCGTTTGATAATGGGAACAGAAACGTAAAAGCACAGAAATCGTCACCTTGTGAAAGATCTGCTCCTAAAGAGCATGGCATAGACCAGAAATCTTGTTTACTGAATGGTAATGTTTCTTCATAAGTGAAATAATATGTGAAACCTTCCATTGGTATTCCGAAACGTTTAGCTAAAATATCATTACGAGCCGCTGGCGATTGCTCTGCTCGTTCGACATCTAACTGATACGTTTCATATGATACAGTTTTTCCAAGATTTGGATTTGCTTTAAGCCATGTCTCAGGATCATTAACTTCTGTTATATCATCTAATCGGTACCACCATATAGAAACGTGCGGATTGTAATACTCCCCCCTGAGTATTTTCGATAATTCCATTTTGATTGTATCTCCGCTACCATTTCGAATGGTTCCCTCAGAACTTGTAGCAATTATTAAATAATCATCTACCTTAGAAGCTCCTTGCTCTAAAGCGCCAACAACATCTTCTCGAATGTCTCCTGAAAGCCACTCATCAATTGTACAGATCTTTGGTCTCAATCCCTGAAGTTTAGAGATTGACATCGGTCTTACTTCGAGTAATGAACCAGTAAGGAAATTCTCTATTCCCTTCTTTGTTGAAGCTAGTTTCTGTCTGTTAGCCCTAGAACCAGTTGTATTCTGTAAGGATCCTTCTGTCAGAAACTTAAACAAAGGACCTCTAGCTCTTGTTATTGAAGTCCGAATTGGAGACATTACTTCTTCAGCTTGTTTCATAGTTGGAGCAGTTGTAACTTGATGAGTTGTTGATGTGTCAACATTGAGAAAAAACGATTGAATATTTGAATCGTACATTGACTTAGCAGCGCCTCTTGCAATTATAAGATACTGCTTATTTGTAAGGCGTTTCTTTACAGTTCGAGTTTCGTAATGGCCTCCTTTAATGTGGCCTTTATTAGGCACATATACTTCACGTTCTATGAAATAATACCATCCAAATACTTGTTCTGCCCAAAGTTTAAATGTGTCAAGCAACTCTAGATCCGTTCCATCCGTTAGGGTTAATTCATTATTGCAATATGCTATATAACCATCTATTGCCTTATCATCGTAGTAATAATTCGGATTCTCTATAAGCTCGTCGATACGATTCATCTCAAGAGATATGTTTTCACAAACAGGTATTTCACCTCTTATAACAGCTTCTCGAAACTCCCCATAGTATCTTGGAACTGCATGGTTACTTAGCATTATGTCTCCCCTTTAATCTGCTTTTTTCTTTTCTTTATTGTACGATCTTCCTGATTTAACAACATTATCTTTAGCAGCAGCGTTAACTATTCCACCTGCTGCATACACTACAGTTGCTGTCAACACAGTTTTAAGTGCTGACTCACCGACTTGCTTTAGTATTCTTTCTCCAGTACTTGATTTCTGTTTGTTTTCAGAAGAATTAATTTTCGTTCCATAAACAGCATTTTCAAGATCTTTGATCTCTTTTTCTTTCCGAAGTCTTGTGATATATGTATCCAATTCTTTATTGGACATTTCACTTATACTCTTTTTAGAACTCGAAGAGCTTTCTGTTTTTGCACTCTTCTCATCTGAATCCTTAGCATCTCTTTCGGCTTGTTTGCTTATTTCTTCTTTTGCTCTTTGATTAGCTTTTTTTAAAGAATCTTTATAAGTTTTTTTGTTTTTTCGAATCTGCTTATCTCTTGCTAAGACGCTTTCATCTCTAGAAGCTCCAACTCCATAATGTATTCTTCCCAATGGGGTTAACGAACCATCTGAATATTGATAGAGACGTTCTCCCCAATGCATTCCTTTAGTTCCAGAATGGCAGAGTTCGCCATCTGTTCCAATTATTCTGTATGAACTCATTTTGATTCTACCCCCTGTGAACTTTCTGCCTGAACGTTTAAACGCCATTCAAACTCATTTATAGCATCAAGCATAGCCGAAGATACAGATGCGGATAATGGAGGATCGAAAAGCATCTTAACTCTCATATACACATATGACTTAACACTATTCATCTTTGGATCTTCATCCATAAAATCGGACCATATTTCTGAACTTCCTGAAATTTGGAATCCATCTTTTGGGCCTATTCCAAGTTGAGTAAGAACTGATAGCACAGAATTTATAGCCCATATAATGTCTCGATCAAAAGATATGTCATCTTCTTGAATGCCTATTAGCTTTTTTATGGAATCGAGTATGCTTTCTTCTCCCATAACTACACCTCATTTCTACTCTTACTGTATAGTGATGAAGTCTTTCATGACATAACCTATAGTCTTTGTCTCCTGTATTTTGTACCAGCTAGTATCATCGGATTCCAAAATCTTGACTACGGTTTTCTTTGGTAATGTGGTGATTATACTTGATGTTGCACTTTTTCCACTGCGAATACGGAGTCTTTCACATCCTGATACTATTCCTAATACCGGAATTGATTCAACAACAGGTTCTGGTTCTTCTACTTTAGTGTCTTCAACTTTTGCCTTAATTTCTTCCACAGCTTCTTCCATCTGTGTCTTTGGCTTTGTTGAAATATCTTTCTTTGAGTTCTTGCTCATACCTTCCTCCTTCTATTTCCAGGGGCATGTATCTCCTGGTTTTCTTTCGACCGGAACAGTAGATAAATACTGTTGATCACCGTAATGAATTGCATTGTGTGTTTCATGACTAACACAAATTACATTATCCATTGAAAAAACAGAATAATCTCTGTTTATTATGTTGTCTAATGAGATCGGATTTATATGATGTATTAAGATTCTGTTAAATATCTCATGACCTTCTATACCTAAATCGCATCCGTTATCTCGTATTATTACTTCTCTACGAAACTCTTTCCATTCCGGCGAAGAATATAAAGCTTGATTAATGTACCGATCTCTTCCAAATGTTTCTCTTCCTACGAATCCTCGTATACGAAGATAATTAAATCTTTCTTGAAACGTTTCAAAAGTAATAAGTTCCAAGTAACTTTTTCTAGTATTCCTCATCGCTTTTACCACTATACAATCGCATGGAATTAATTGCATTAGAATATAATTCTTCAATGTTCTTTGCCGACTGATAAGCTTCTGCTTTTGCCCTAAGAACTTCGTTTTCTCTTTCGAGTTTCTCTCGTTCAGCTTTTTCACGGCTTGAACCAAGTTTTAAGAAATGAACTATCTCTTGAGATGTCGCTGAACCATCTTTAAGACGTTCTTCTGCCCTATCCATAGCTAATGCTATCATTTGATTCTCTCTCTCGATAGGATCTATCGCTGGCTTTCTCATACTTTATCAACCCCTTTCAATTTCTTTTAGTATAGAATCCAAACTGTTTTGTATAACATTTATATGAGCTTATGGTTGTGTTATACATAATCACGGTAGAACTTTAATAATATGCTAAGGGCTCATTTGGCTTGCTGAAAGGGGAAGAAAGTGCAATACATAGAGGTAACCATAAGCCCATATAAATATCCTCCGAAGAAAGTTTACTAAACTCATCCTCCGGAGAAAATATCAAG